GGAGGGGCAGACGACTAGAGGTTACCCGCGGAGTACATAGACTAGTCACAATCCCGCCCGGGATCGTTAACCATTCCGGGGCTGGAGTAAAGGGGTTAGCATGGGTGATGGAATAGAACTGACTGAGGAATCGTTACGAAGAGCGGCCATGATCGAGGATGGGATTATCCCTCCAGACAGAGTGGAAGCGAAAACGGAAGCGGAGCCAACGTCGGAACCAGTGGAGAAGACCGAGTCGAACCCCACGTCGACAACAGAACCCGCAACAGAAAATTCGCCTTCCTCGGCCAAAGTCGGGGACAAAAAAGGTGATAGTTCTTTAACAACGACAGAGTCTGAGAGTCCGGTTGAGTCATCCGCCAAGGAGCCGAGCAAGTACGAGAAGCTAAAGAATCGCCAGCAGAAAGAATGGGAAGCCATTCAGCAAGCAAAGGCGGAAGCTAAGGCTGAAAAGGAACGCTTGGAAAACGAGCGCCAGGAATTCCTGCGCGAGCGTGAACAGGCACGGAAGGCCGACCAAGAGAGACCGACAGGCAAGTTTGATGCGACCGACTACCGGAACGCTGCGAAGCAGTTTCGAGAAGAGGGCCGAGAAGACCTTGCCGAGCAAGCCGAAAAGAAGGCGACAGAAGTCGAGCGATACGAACTAAAGCAACACGAACAGAAGGTCAGAGAGCACGGAGAGAAAGCCTGGAACGACAATCTCTCCAAAATGGCAGACAGGCATCCAGAACTGAAGGACGCGGAATCTCCATTGCATAAGAAAGTTTCGGAGTTGCTAAAGACGAAGGCAGTTCTTCGCCAGTACGCCGATGGAATCGTCGACGCGGTAGAGATCGCACAGCTTGCCTTGAAGACGGATAACTCAACTGGACTAGCAGATGAAGTCGAAAAGCTCCGCAAAGAAAATGCGGAGTTTAAAAAACGTTTACAACCTGGAGTTGGTTCACCGTCAACACCGGCGCCGAAGAAACAGTTTAGGGATTTATCCGTAGCTGAACAAGGTGCCGAACTTCGCCGAATGGCAGTAGAATTTGACGAAGCTAACTAAGGTTTAGACATAGGAGATAAAATTATATGGCACTAGTAACCTCTGGCTCGCTCGCAGCGGCCTACCAGGAGTACTTCTCGAAAGAGTTGCTCCAACGTCAATTACCCATCCTGCAGATGGAACAATTCGGAATGAAAGCCGCTCTTCCTCGGAAGAATGGCAACAAACAGATTCGGTTTTTCCGCTACGACAACCCGAGCATTAGCTCGATCGTTGAAGTAACGTCGGAAGGCACTAACCCTGGATCGAACGAACGTCAGTTGACACTGTCGACTGTCCAGGCTTCGCTACAGCAATTTGCCTCCCTTGTGAAATTGACCGACATCGTTCAGGCCACGAATCTTTTTGATTCCATGGCTCAAGCGACGACTCAGCTTGCAGAAGATCACGCGTTACACGCGGATACATTGGTGCACCGTGTGCTCACGACCGGAACTACCTCCGGAACTGGCACGTTGTCGACCTCTGTTCGCTACGCGCAGAACAGCAACTCTACGGCATTCATCGCCGCGACTGCAGCCAACTCGTCCTTCACGGCACTCGACTTGCTCGATTCCGTGACGTCGCTCCGGGTTGACAAGGCTCCTACAATCAAGGGTGGATACATCCTGGTTGCAGATCCTCGCACTGCTCGTTCGATCCTCAACGATGACGACTACATCCAGGCGCATCGTTACTCGAATGTGGACAGTTTGCTGAAGGGTGAAGTTGGCACCTACTACGGAGTGAAGACTCTGTTGTCGCACAACGTTCTGTCCTTCGGTTCTGCTTCCTCCAGCGCCATTTCTGGCACTGCGGCAGCGGCCTACAACTCCAGCACAGCGCCTTTCTTGGCGAACATTGTGCTCGGTGACCAGGCATTCGGCGTACCTAGCCTCACAGGCGACTCGCCCTATAGCCCCAAGGTGCTCATTGCAGAAGGTCCGGACAAGTCCGACCCTCTGGATTTGGTCACCTCGATCGCTGTCAAAACGTACTACACTGCGGTTTCGCTTAATAACGCGTTCTACCGCATCGTGTTTAGTCGTTCTGAGGTCAGCTAATTAACATGGGCGCGGTCGTATTAATGATCGAGCCCTTGGCAAAGACTCGGGGAGGCAAAAACCTCCCCGGGTCCGAGCCTAAAAAGAAGGGGTCAAAAATGGCTAACACTGTAAGCATTCCGATCGAAAATCTGACCATCTCGCAAGAGACCGAACAGGCCGAACCAGCAGTCGGTGATATGGTAGAATTGACCGGAGAAGTTGTTGAAATCAAAGAAGGCGTTGCCATGGTTCGCGTGAGCGAGGCAGAAGGAGAGATTGAAAAAGAATCTCCAGAAGCTGAAACCGAAGGCGAGCGTCTTAGGAATGAAGCCGTCAAGATGGACGGTGGGGAGATGATGGACTGATGCCACTTTACGAGTACGAAGACAGGGATACCGGGGGCGTCGTTACGCTCGAGCGTCCAGTAGATGAAAGGGACAATGTCCCAAGTAAACTAAAACGACGCAACTTTCCCTCTAGCTTCAGACTTGTTAACTGTGGTTCAGAACCAGCATATCATCCAGCGGCCATGGACGGTCGCAACATTCTAAAAGGTTATCAAGCGTTAGAACAAAAACTCGGCTCGAAGTTCCGCCCAAGACATAAAGCCGATACAATCAAACAAGTTTGGGCAAAACACAGGAAATTAGATCTATGAGTGATATATATATTCGTCGCGAATTAAGAGCAAAAGGGAAGCCTGTCCGGATTGATGCTGGAACAGAAGCTACCTCACTGGAATTCATCACGACCGCAACTACTGGGACTTTTGTCTCTGGTACTGCGACCCTGGGAATTACGGTTCGTCTCAACGGCACTTCGTACAAGATCCCGGTCTACAGCTAATGTCTGCCGATCTAGATCGTTTTGGAGCTAGGAACGGTTTTACCGTTGGCACCACAGGCGTCGCCGGACAGGCATATTGGGCAATCCAAATGCTGGCCGACACGACCTTCAGCGCTATTGCAGGAGACTACGATGGCACACTGACGGGCGTGACGATCGGTTCCGGAAACATAATCTACGGACAGTTTAACAGCTTCACCGCTGGAACTGGACGTGTGATTGCCTACAAGGGCTAATTACCTATTAGCAGTCAATCCCGCCAAAGGTTCAAGTCCTTGGCGGGTGATTGCATTGTAATTTTATGCCAAGACTATCTCTAGGACTAGGAGTGCAAAACATCCGCAAGGTTGGTGGAGGGGCTTCAGGAATTGGATTCCCAGCAACAGTCACATCATCGTTTT